TGATATCGTGTATTCTTCAATCCTATATTCACAATCATCTCTAGAACAATATTTAGAATATCATTTATACAAAGGGTATGAATGTAATAACATAGTTTTTGTTTTTGAAAAATTCACAGCACGAAAAATAACAGAAGAAATGTGGAATCATACTAAATTTCCAATTCATTTTATATCAATAGACCAATACCATAAAATGAACCACGAAAATAATTTTGAATTGGTTATTTATTGTGGAACACATAAATTTAAATATAATATATTGTATCAACCATAAAACATATAGTTTTTATTGAAATTCAAGTAATGTTGACCAATCTCCATATATCGGTATATAATTATTATCTTCATCTGTTAATTCAATAATGATTGTAGTTGCTTCAAAAAGTGAATCTAATATAAATTCATAAGAGTGTGTGCTTGTATTTGCATTGTAATCGATTGGAATTGTCGTTTTTAAAACGTAATCGTTGTTTAAACCATATTTAATGTTAAAATGTATAACTTCTGGATAATTAAAATGAATACACGCACTACTGGAAATTGTATTTTTCGTTGGTTGGACCGTCTCAAAATTAAAACCAAGCATATGTGCTGTTTTTTTATTTGGAAATGATATGCCAATAAATGCGGTTGGACTGGATATTGTAATTTTTTGACTATTAGTATTATAGCTAAAAACAACAGAATTATTTACGAGTTGTGTAGCCATCGCACAATATTCAACTGGTGTATATGTTCCATGTGGTATAGTTAAATTATAGGATGAATTAGTTGATGTAATTAATAATTTATTTGTTTCATCATTTATATTATACATTTTTGATAAATCATTTGATAGTAGTGAAAGATTATGTACCAATATTTTTGTAGCTTTAACAACATAATACAAATTATGCCGAAAATGGGATAATTGTGCTGTTAATTGTGGTGGAATATGACTATTACTGCTATTCATTTGTAAAAAATTATATAATGATGCTGTTTTAGGAGGATTTATTATACAAAACCCCATTAAGAATGCCAAATTCATAGATTCGGGTGTATCCCAATATAAACTTATTCCCGGAGAAATAGGAGCGTGTATTTTAAATTGTTTGCTTATTTCATCATATCCACACGTATAAGATTGACCACTAACAACGGTATTCATGGCAACCTGTACTTTGTTTGCTAATTCTTGATACGTATAAAATCCTAAAGGGATTTGTGATATGAATGATGAAACTAATGTAAATTGTAATTTATCATCAATTGTTATTGTTGCTGAACCAGCAGCAGTATTTCCTTTTATGTATTGTGAATATACGTTATCAGGGTTTATAGCAGGTTTAAAACCACATAAAATCGCTATTTTTTGCATAGATGATTCACCAAACAACATTTGAAAATCAGTTTCAACATTAGATATTGTTATACGAAATGTAACGGGGTTATACTGAACATCAAACGGCATAGATGATGGAACTGTATTATTTAATACGGTTACTAATGTTTGTGGAAAATTTAATGGGGTGTATATCCCAGGTGGGAATTGGATATTATATCGAACCGGGTATTTCCATCGAATTGCTTCCGGTTGCCGATTTGATGAACGAATAAAAATCGTTTTCATATATAATTTAGTATGTATGACTTATTTATAGATAAATATTACATGTTTTGAATATAATATTTATCTAGAATACATCTATAAAAAGAATTGTTTTATATTTTGCTCTTGTAATTGCTCATTTCTTTCTGCTAAATATTGCATTGTCATATTTTCAATATGATACTGAAGACGATCCATTCCATCATCTGAAAATTCAAAAGAACAACGATATGGTAGATGTTGTCCTAAAAACCGTTCGAATTGTGTCAATGGGATTGTAAAATAATATTCTTCTTTACCACTTTTATTTCCACCATTTCCACTATTTCCACTATTTCCACTACCTCCACCTCCATTCATTATTTCAGGAAATCCGGCAACTGAATCATCAGTAACAACAATACCGGTAGTTAGTGATTTTACTATTTCAGGCATATTGCTGCACTGACTCTCCATTCCTGAACAAAATCCGGGATAATCAGTAGATTTACCTCCCTGTTGAATTCTATTTTCAATTAGAGATAATACCATTCGTGCGTCTTCAACATCTTTCTCGCTTATTATTTTCGTTTTCGTTGATTTTGATAATATTTTAATTTTATCCGCTAAATCAACTAATACAGAAATCATATATTGATATAACGGTTTATAACAATCGACAGATATGCGCTTTATACCAACACGATGACACAATCGTTTTAATGAAAGTTGCGAGATTGTTTGTTTCATCATATATACTATATGTTATATTATATAATAGTTTTATTATGAAATTGACTATAATAATTATCCTTTTTATATGAGTAATCTATTGTATAACTATTCAGTTTATTATCCATTAATAGTATTTTAGTATTATTCAATATATTAGGAGGTGTTTGTATTAATTCTGGTGAATGGGCATAAAAATCACCATATGGACCAGCATATGTTTTAACAATCGATAATAATTTATCACTGTCCATTGGTTCAGTTGACTCAATCATTTCAGCTGAAATCCATTTATAATATGGAATCTGTTGATTTGATAGTTGCAGCAATGTATTATTGATATGTTGTTTCATCTTGTTATAATTTGTGCCTGTTATTTTATAGGAACGGTTATTGTTATATTTATATTCTATCTCCAAACTCATTGAATCATCTGTATTCCATATAGGCACGTATTGTGCTATATCGTTATGACGAAGTAACTTATTATATTTTAGTTGAAAATAACTACAAATCATAATACAATAATATCCAATATTTATACACATTTTATATAGTAAATTTTTAATAAATGACATTTAATACTTATATGATAATATATATTTTTTTTTAATATAATATCATCTAACTATTTTTTAGATTTTTTATTCCATGAAACTTTTTGTTTAGAATTAATTATCTCTAAATGTCCAATGATATCACCTACTTCATCATCTTCTAATTTAGCATAAATATCTCCAGCACTTCTATCAATATAATACATTTTACCACGATACTCAAAGTCTTCTACTTCGGTTTGTTCTTCTTCTACTTCTACTTCGGTTTGTTCTTCTGTTTCAATGTTTTTTTGTTCTAGACAGGTATCAGTAGTAGCAACATTTGGAACAATGCTCTCTATAATAGACATAGTTGATATCGAATCGGGTACCTCAATTATAGATGGAAAAGTAGATTCTATGATTTTAGATGAAAGAATGATTGATTCAATTTGCTCTACTGAAATATTGTCTATACCCGATGTTATGTTATATTTCAGCAAAAGTTGATGCAAGACATCGCTTTGTCGTCTATAAAAATCTTTCTGTTTATTTGATAACTCTAATTCATTAATTTTATGATGTAATTGTGTTTGAATATTTTTAATAATCGATACTTTGCGCCCTTCATCTTGCTCACGTTTCATTTCCTCTTCTCGTTTTTTTAAAATTTCTTCTTTTTGTACAAGAAGTTCTTCGCGTTGTTGCAATTTAGATATTATCTCATTGTATTCTCGTTGCTCACGCTTTTTTAATTCAACATATTTATCCAATTCTACAATTTCAGATTTCGCTTTATTATAGGATTCAGATACATCCGTCATAATACTTTTAAAATGGTCAATGACACTTGCCATTGATTTTTGGAATTCTTCTGCCATAGAAATTGAATTAAGTAATTAATAAATCTTTAAATATATACGCCGGTAAATCTTTATATCATTATTATAGTATATATGACGTGGGCGTATGTTTTTAGAAACGTTATATCAAATTATTTATAAATTAGGAAAAATAAATACATTACCAAATATGCCGGATGTTCTTAAAACAATAAATGAATTATCAATTTTACATAATGATGTGTATCAAATATTAAAATCAACACCTGATAAAAAACAATGTATTGATAAGTTGGAAAAAATAAAAGTGGTTCATCATACTGAACCTGTTTTTAGTAAAGAAAGGGTGTTGGAAATAATTAAAAATAAAAAGAAAATAATGGAACCATTTGATACAGTATTTTATCATCGAACAAATAAAACAGCACCTTCTAAATTACATCTTGTACAAGGTGGTTCATATTCAAAAAAACGAAGTTGCAGTCGTATCCACAGAGCATATCGAAAAAGTGTAAAATGTGGTGGTAGTTTGGCTATTGGTAAGAATGATGAGGTTGCTGCTTTACCTGCAGATGGTAATAGTGCTGTTGCGGAGGTTGCTGTTGCTAAGGTTGCTGTTGCGGAGGTTGCTGCTTTACCTGCAGATGGTAATGGTAATATTTCTAATAACCCTGTACCTAAGCTGGATTTAACAGAACAAATATCTGCACTAGAAAAAGAAATATTAGAATTAGACAAAAAAAAACAAGATACACAAAATAAACAACGCGATTTAGAAGAATTACAACTTATACAAGAATTACAGGGAATAATGGCTGCTAACCCAAATAAGGAAGATATAGAAAAACCTGAAACTAAAAATAAAATTTTAGATATATTAACAAAAATAAATAACATACAAGAACAACGAAAAACACTGGGATGTTTAAAAAAGGATTTTGAAGAAGGTCAAGGGATTTGGGGGTATATACCCGACTTTATGCGTCCTAACGGTGATACTGGCGGAAAATTTAAAGAATACATGGATATGTTCATTGAAACCAAAAATTCAATTGTAGGAACAGCTAAAAATATTGCATCAGGATTAGGTATAGATAGTATGTGTAAGTTAATCAATCCAAAAGTAGAGGCTAAAGATTGGGTATTATATCCAATGTGGTCCTTAGAACAAACTCTTTATTTTGGGGAAGGTGTCGCGGTTCAACTTGACTTTTTAAGTTTAATTGTTTCGCAATTAGATGCTTTATTTAAACTAGGAGCAATGAGTATGTCTGGTGCTAAAATGGGTATTATACAATCAGCATTGACTGGAATGGCAGCATCAACTGGTGGTGTTGCTATTGCTGCAGCACCTGTATTAGGTCCTGCAATGGGTGTTGCGTATGATATTGGTGTATATTTATTCGGTAATATGGCTAATATCATTAATATGTTTATTATGATTTCTCGAAAAAAACACGATGGTGCATTTACCCTGCTGACGGATATTATACCTGGTATGGCAACTACATTAAATAAGGCTGTTAATTTTTTATCGATTTTAACAAGTTTGTCGGGAAAAACAATAAATATATTAGATAATTTTACAGCATTATTAGATTCATCGTTTCTAAAAGAAAAGTTTAGAGAAATTGATGGTCCGACTAAAGTATTACCTATTGTAGGACAAATAGTCAAAGAGAAAGTTGAACTTAATTTATTTGTTGAGACAAATATGCTAGCTGCAACATTTGAAATAAAGGATGAAATGACGTATAAATTAGTGAAAGACAATGAAGGTGAAATAGTAGAATTGAACCCTAATATTAAAGCAGCATATATAATGGATAAAGAATTGTATCCGTGTGTATTATTGAATACTAAAGATAATATGATATATGTTGGTAAATATTATAATGAACGATTTGTAAGTTCTATAAAACGTGAAAATAAAGCTCTTTCTTTATGGATAGAAGCAAATAATAATATTTTTATTGGAAATACTGAAGTAAAACCTATTTATGAACGAACGATTGCTGATTATAAAACACTTAAAGATTGTGGGTATCGTTTATTTGTTAAAGATAACTCGATTGAAGGTTCTGTCTTTCATGAGTCATATGGAGAGAAGGATAGTAATTCTGTAGATTCAAATTTTAAACGAACAAAAGATGAATCGAAAGATAAAGATAATAAATATAAAATAAATGACGAAGCATTATTAGCAAAAATAAAAACATTGCCACCGATAGATAACTTAAAAACAGATCCGGGATTATCGTCAGATACCACAAAACACGTGCTAAACGCTGGCTATAAATTTAAATCTAAAACGAATAGAAAAAATAGAAAAAATAATAAATCACTGAAACATAAAAAATTGAATCAATATTCGAGAAAACATATTCATAATAAAAGAAGAAATGTCAGTTTACACAATCATTGAAAGTATCGTTCCATATATTAGACCGGAATACAAGAAACGATATTTTGCTCAAATGCGTGCGTTATTAGCATACGTACAACCCAATCGAACAAAGTCTATTAAAACATTTGAGCGTATTATTGAAACCATTCACGAATATTTGATAGATGGTATTGATTACCCAACACTTTATGAAAAAATTGCCGAACAAATAGAAATATTCAATGGGGATATATATTGTTGTGCTTTACGCTACGCTGCAAATACTACAACAACAAATCCATTCGATGAAGATGATGGATTTGTTTTTCCACAACGATGTTATAATTATAAACACGACACATCAAGCGCATTTTGTAAAATACATCGATTAGAAAATGCGCTTTATGCGTCTGGTGGGCGCACATGTGGATGTCCTAATTATATCCATAAATACAAATGGGAACATTATGGTGCGATTTTCACAAAAGATATCGCTGCCGATAGTTTTATGAAACAATTTGCATCAACACGTTTATCGAAAAATAACAAACTTGTTAGTTATTCTGCATATTTATTTCGTAATTATTTTAACCTGTGTCATAATGTATCTATACCTATACCTGCAACACCATCAACTATCCAACAGAAATCTATTCCACAAATTCAAGTAAAATCGACAACTGTCAAAACACAAGTAAAGCAATTGTCTATGCCTGTACAAACACCCGCAACTACCGTTTCCTATCAATTTACAAAAGAAGAGTCGCAATTGTATTGGACATTATTCTTCAATTACGCACTTAAACATAAACTACTTAAAATTGGCGATCCCGAAGGATTTGTACCAATTCAAGTATATGATAGACCCGATATAGACGAAGACGACGAAGACAATATACAATACTTTTTAGATGGGAAGTATATTATTGAAAACAATTATAAAAAAGGGACTGGATTGAAAATAATAGGATGTTGTATTGAGAATAAAGGAGAATCTACGGCTATTTTATCATCGAATATTCAATCGTATGTATTTGAATATAATTCACCTACATTCATATTTTGTCCTAAAAAATGTGAATATTTTGTTAGAAATAAATTAAATATTTGATATATTAACAATAAAGATAAAACATAAAATAGTTATATACAAATGCAGATGCAGATTAGATTAGATGAATATATTATCGATTTATACAAGAGTTTCAAATGTAATAAAAACAATATAGATGAACAACTTGAACGGGATATTCATCGATTGATTTTTTATTGTAATGCGTCGCGTATTTTGACAAAGGCTGATTTTTATACAATGCTGGACGTTCTACCTTATAGACGTATACATAAACAAATATTATGGGTTTTACCTACACAAGTGTCTCTTTTTATTTTCTATAAATTTTTAGCAGATACATTTGCAAAAGACGGCTATATGGTTTGTGAAATACAAGAAGGCAGTGTTTATACAAATCAATTTATTATTCGTGTATCTACAAATACTCTTCGCGAAAACATATCCGTTGAAATTAAAAAAAATTTTAGATATATCAAGATGGATCCAAAAACACGGGAAATACATACAATTGGTTATATTTTCATGAATATAGATATACCTATTATGTCGGGTGGAATTATAAAAATGATATATTCAACAATTCCTGCAAATATCGCGAACGAATAAAATCAAAATTGATATAAATATATCTCGTTATATATAATTATATACTGTCATACATAATGCCATCCAAACCTGCCAAATCTTCTTCTGCGTCCGCACCTGTTGCTGCTGCTCCCGTGGCTGAATCTAAACCCGCTCCAGTGGCTGCTCCTGCTAAAAAGGAAGCACCTATTGTTGTAGCCGCCCCCGTTGTTGAATCAACCGAGTCTACTGTTCAAACCCGCGAAGAGCGCCATAAGTCTTTTATTGCATCCATTGATAGCCAACTTGCCGTTCTTAAGACTCTCCGTGCTCAAGCGGTTGCCAACTTCAAGGCTGATAACGGCGACTTTAAGTCTGCCACTAAATCTGGTCGCAGACGTCGTGCTCCCGCCTCTTCTGGTCAGGAGAATGCTGTTAAAGTTGCTTAAAAACTGATATACGCATATTATATTAAAATATAAAAATCACAAATAAAACAAAAAGCAAAATAAAAATATATAGCCACATTTGTATAGTGTGTTTGTATATTTTTCATATAATGGTTTGTAATAGAGATAGCCATTTATGTTGTGCCTTTTACGTACCGAAGGTATGCTCGCATACTGTGCTGAAGCACAAATGCACACAATTTAGCAACTACGTTCTGTGCTTTAACTCTTACAGCGTAAGACATATTTGTTGTTTTTTGTGTAAAAATCAAATATTTTCTTAGTTTACAAGCGATAAATAAGAAAATATTCGTAAAATGTATTATGTTGTAATCCTAGTAGACCTGTTGGTCTTAAGACCGTGTCAAAACGCTGTAATGGTTTATAGAATTTCCCACATTTAAATAAATTTTGCGACATGCACTTGTTAATTGCTTGTGAAAATGAAATATTGAATTCTATTTTCCTCTTTTTGCTTTAGCATAAGCAGTTTACAGATATATTGTATTTTTAAAAAAGTGCATGTCTTGGGGTTTTTATCTGTCACTAATAATTTACTTGTTCCTTTTTGTCTATAATTCAGATTGCGCGTTTCGTTTTATTGCGCTTTCACTTACCACCGTGAAAAGATAAAAATTATAAATAAAACATACATTTTTGTTCTTTATTTGATATGGTAGGATATAGAATGTATTTTTCATATTTTGAAAAGTTGCGACAACTAACCATCCATCGTCTTACCTGTCCACCATCAACTGGTTTTGGTGGTGCTTTTACTGAAAGCCATTTTTTAGCTTTATATTCCTTAAATTTATCAATATTTACAACTTTTGGAATTGACTTATTCAGTGTTTCTTCAGTTTGTTTTTTTTTATTTCTATTATAATAACTTAACATTTTATTTGTAAATAATTAAACACAACCATCATATTTCAAAATTGTTACAAACAATGCATTCTACTTTTTCTCCTTTCGAATTGTAAATCCATATTTCATAATTATAGCATAATTCTTTTCCTGCTTTTTGCTTTTTAAAAATATTGTCTTTCTTTTTTTCGGCAGTCCATGTTGATTTAACTTCAATGCATCTGTTTTGTGATGGAATGAATATATCTACATGATGTCTATGTTTTAGTCCTTCGTCATCATTATACCATATTTCTGGGACATTTGTTGCCCCCGTTTTTATTTCATCTTCGTTTATTGTTTTTACCAGTTCATCAAGTGCATATGGCTCATAACCTTGAACCTGAACTATTTTACCTGATGGAAAAGTATAATCCTTTCTTGAATATGACGCTTTTGATGATCTTTCAGCAATTTCAGGGTTTTGTGATGGATGTTTAACACCATATTTTTCTAAACAAGTTGCTTTACCTTTTTCTTTAATTTCTTGTGATTGTAATGAATATTCTACACCCCAATTTTTTAAACAAGTTTCTTTACTTTTTTCTCTAACTTCTTTTGATTGCATCGGATATTCAACACCAAAATTTTTTAAACAAGTTGCTTTTATTTTATTTTTTGTTTCGTGTGATTGTAAATGATATTCAACACCCCAATTTGTTAAACAAGTTGCTTTAAATTTTGCATTAAACTTGTCAGTTTGTGAATAATATTCAACGCCATATTTTTCTAAACAAGTTGCTTTACCTTTTTCTTTAACTTCTTGTGATTGTAATGAATATTCAACGCCATATTTTTTTAAACAAGTCGCTTTAAATTTTTCATCAAACTTGTCAGTTTGCGAATAATATTCAACGCCATATTTTTCTAAACAAGTTGCTTTACCTTTTTCTTTAACTTCTTGTGATTGGAATGGATTTTCAACACCTAATTTTTCTAAACAAGTCGCTTTAAATTTATCTTTTTTTTCTTTTGATTGCGATGGATGATCAACACCATATTTTTCTAAACAAGTCGCTTTACATTTTTCTTTAACTTCATTTGATTGTAATGGATGTTCAACACCTAATTTTTCTAAACAAGTCGCTTTACATTTTTCTCTAACTTCATTTGATTGGAATGGATTTTCAACACCCAAATTTTCTAAACAAGTTACTTTTTTCTTATCTTTTATTTCGTGTGATTGTGATGGATATTCAAAACCATATTTTTCTAAACATGTCGCTTTACTTTTTTCGTTTGCTTTGATATATATACAAAATTTACAATACCCATTTAGTTTGTATAATTGTCTAAAAGTTTTATCAAAATTATTTTCACATGTATGTGTTAAACATTTTCCGTTTATTCGTATTTCTCGTGTTATTTTTTCACCAGAATAATCCTTCAACAAAGTTATATGATTATCATTACAAAATTTTGTTAGAAGTTCAAAATTATATTTTACAGGAAGGGTTATAACTGTTGAATGAAAAACTAATAGAAACCAATAAAATATAGTAAATATTTTATTGGTTAAAATATTATCGCGTGTCGATTATATAAGAATCTAAGAATATCATCCATTATATAATTA